CTGCTCGGTTTAGGTCGTCCAGATGCCTTCTTGAAGGTTTGAACTCGATATTGTGCAAATGTGATAATAGTTTAATAAAACTATACGGTTCTGCGAATTTATCATCGTGAACTATTTCGAAAAGCCAATCGAAGTATTCATCTCTAATATCATTTCGCAAAATTATTCCTCCGTTGAACGAGGATGCTCACGCCATTGCAAATCGGCATAGTTTTCAGGATTGAGTAGGATCTCGTAATCTCTCTTCAAGTTATCGTTTCTAACATGAACAGAATCGTCCTCATGTACTCCGAAATGATTTAGCGCATCCGGTCCGATAATATCCTCGATGTCTTCATCTTCGATAACGAGACCCATATCGTCGGTAAGAACGCCGTCTTGATAATAAGTAAGACTTACTATCTCATAACCGGTTTCACCTATCTCTTCGGGAATGATTACATAAGGCTCGATAATGTTTACTGAATCTTTCTCTTCGTCAACTGTGTCAGTTCCTGAATATCTGGAAGCAATACTTGCATATTCTTCGAATTCGGGATCTATTTGCTCTGGCTCCTCATGTTCATTTTCTTTTTTATTATCAAGTCTTGAACGTACTTCTCTGTAAGAATCGATCTCTTCTTGAGCGATGCGTTCGTACTTATCTTTTAATATCTTCCAAGAAGCAGCCACACCAGCAGCTGCTCCCAAGGAAAATGCTATAAAGTATTTTATTGAGTTATTCATTTTCTTCTCCTTATTTTACATCAAAGTCGAATGGAATATAAAGTTCCGTACCGACATACACGCCTTTGATCAGTTTCAGATCGACAAGCGATTTTATAGTTGCTGGTCCAACTCCCATTTTCAGAGCTGCTTCTTCAACAGTCAAAAAACCTATAAAAGTACCACTCTCAAAAACAGGCTTATCTTCGAGACGATTTTCAAGAATATAAACTATCAAATCTCTACCAGTCATTAGATCACATCCTTTTAAGTGATAAATGTGTCCATTCTGGACTTTCTATTGTTGGCGGAACAAGCCATGGAAAGTCTAGCGAATCCCGCCAAATATTTCCCGATAGTGGACTATCGAGTCCAGCCATTCAAGGCATCATGTGAAGAATAGGACCGTCAACGTTGAAATCCAACCAGATAGACTTTTCGTATCCGTTTACGAATTCTCTCTTTCTAGCGTCATCAAGATCATAGATTCCAAAGTCAACATAGTTATCGCCGATAGGGTTCTTTTCGTCGTAGACCCATCCTACTTCTTGACCAGCTCTTGTCTTAGGAATACCAAGCGCCTCATATACATCATTCAAGAACAAATAACCCTGTGTCTGTAGCTTATTATTCATAAACGACTGTACCTGCTTAAGAAATACCAAGTTGTACTCTGAATCGCGTTCCCAGTTAGTACAAGTTTCGTCGAAGCAGCGTGCGTAGTCACTAGGTACATTAGGATTAGATACTGCTACAGTCTTATTAACGATCTTTTCTTCACCGTTCTCGTCGACCTCTTTTTCTTCAATTTCTTTAGCTTTAATATCATAACGAAGCTCGCGGTCCATCTCTTTGCCAAGACGCTCGATCACACGACTTCTGTAACCCTTAAAGCTAGAATCAAGAGTTGTGTATGCAGCAGCAAGAGCAAGATTTCTCTTACGAATAATGTTATGGGAAGTAAGGATACTCGTGATGGACAGTACACCAAGACCTACAGGAAGTGCATATGCTTTAGCAAGCTTAAGACCCGTCTGTGCGTATACAATACGAGTCTGCTTCTTACACTCTTCCTCTGTAAATTTTTCGCCGTACTTTTCTACGTACATAGCCTGCAATTTAGGCTCATCGAGAACCTGGTGAACCTTTTCGGCTTCTTTCTTTGCTTCTTTAACGATTTCAGCGGCTTTTACAGTAGCTTTACAAGCCAATACTGTAGCAGTTACACCACCAATGATACCAGCCCCAAGTAAGATCTCAGGGCTGTGCTTTTTGAATTTAAATCCAACTTTATGGAAAGCTCTAGATAAGCCTTTTGTGTTAATTTTTCTCATGATTGTCATTCTCCTTTTAATTTATTTTGTAGGGTTTTGGTAAATTCAGAGTATAACCATCGCGTACTTTCAAAACGTCGACTTTCTCGAGATTTACCCATCCCCAATTGTTATAGGTATAGTCACAATCAAGGTGAGCATTCTCGTATAGATCAGCTACCGTTACTACGCCATAAGTCTCGATTATCTGACGCATAGATTCAATGCACTCTTCGGCAGCCTTTCTATCTGCAAAGTACACATCAATGGTGTTTGGCGGATTTCCATGCTTAACACGGTCTATCAAATCATTAATATACCATCTCGCCTTCTCGAGATCTTCGACACCATTCTTTTCATGCCATCTGCAAACATACTTGATGATATTACCAGTATTGAATGCCTCTACGCCTGTAAGTTTTGAAGTGAATGCTTCGATTACGTCTATTACCTCAAGACCAGATTCTGACTGGTAATGCGCGGGGTGAGATACCATTTCTTTTGTTTCTTTCATACCTTTCTCCTTAAATATCAATCTATCGGAGACGGCTTAGGTAACTTGATAATGTAGCCATCTCTTACTCTCTGTACTTCTGCATTACGGAGATTTGTCCATCCGTAACGATTACTTGTATATGGTGCTGTTTCGTCGATCATATCGTACAATTCAGACACTGTTGCGAAGCCGTACTTAGCTATAATATCAACCAACTGGTCTCTAACTGCTTCGGCCTCTCCACGACTCGGGAATACGATCTCATCGTAGTCAAATCTAGTTCTGCTACGAGAATCGTCTGAACGGTCGTCTCTGCGCTCGTAATAATTTCTGTAGGATACCTTAGATCCTAATGAACCACCTTTATGCTTTCCAGTAGTACCATAAATAAGCATTTCGATACCGCCAGTGACAATATCAAATATTGCTTTCTTGATACCAGGAAGTAACACGTCTGTTAAAATATAAGTTTTCACGTTCTTAGCGTCTTCAGCGATAATATTATCGGTTAACTTGGTAATACCACTCTTCTTTTTTAGTTTTACAGGTCCGCTAACAACTTTTTCTGCTTTCTTACGTTCCTCGAGAGCCTTCTTCTGCTCCTCTTTGTAAACGTGTGAATTTGGTTTGTAGTCACTCACTATGTTTCATCCTTTCAAATATGTTAAAAATAAAGAAGAGAAGTATCTGTTTGATACCTCTCCTCTCGGAACAAATTATTCTTCGGTCGTTTCCTCAACGTCCACATAATCTGCTTCAACTACCTCTTCGTCGACTCCTTCGGGTGGAGTTACCTTCCAACCCTTCTTTTCGAGTGCTTTCGCCTTCTTTTCATCGCTCTTACCGAATATCTTCTTGCAGATTTTTACTACTCCAATTCCGATTCCGGTAGCAGCAACGATTCCGACTGCTATAGCACCTTTACTAAGCTTAGGTTTTTCGTTAACCTCCTCTACCTCATAGTTGTCCATAACTTCGAGTTCCTGATTGTTCATGATTTCTGTGTTTTCCATACTGAAAAACTCCTTTCAAATTATTTTTGTTTCCATTAAATGCAATGTAATTTCCGCGAATTAAGTGAAGCTGGAATAGCCGTAAGTAGGTGGATTTACGAAATTAACCACTATACACGGATTTCCATCAAGTAATTGGGCGCTCAGATGCTCTTTAATTTGTCCCTTATCAACTCGCCATCCGAGATTATAGCCCATATCAGTATGAGATAGACCAACTTCATCATAGAAATCGTTCAAAGACACATATTCATTGTTAAGCATCTGATAATTTAACTGATTTATGGCTCTTTTGATATGGTCGATATCGGATTTGAATGTTCTGCCTGTCTGATAGTCCATACATAAGGTTTCACCTTTACCAGTTACGATCACCTCATTTGGACCTAGCGTAGATTTCTCAACTTTATCCTTTGCGAGATTGTCTCTTACAGCTTCTTCTTTTTTAGCGCCGATCGTCTCTACAACTTTCTCACGGTACTCGGTGAATGCCGTTTCTGATAACTTGTAAGCAGCAGCTAAAGCAGCATTGCGTTTTCGATGCTTGGAGCTAGCCAGTATGATACAAGCTGTTGATGTAACTCCTGTTGCGACCGCTGGAATATAACACTTCCAGGTAGCTTTAATTGTCTCTTTGACAGGTAATCGCTGGTCGCTGTCAAGATTAAGCTCTTCGTGTCGTTCTTTCATTAACTCGAGAGCTTTCGGTGTGGCGCGTACAGCAATTACGGTAGTTGAAATCAATCCTGTGATACCAATACCCGTAAGTATCTCTGGACTGTGTTTTCCTAACGTACGTTGTACGCTTTTGAGGAATTTTGGAATTTTTGGTTTGTGCATTTTTATTTTCTCTCCTTTCAATAAATGCCAAAAAATAAAAACCAAGAGACCTAAATGGTCCCCTGGCTCTGATCGTTAGATAGTTCTTCTCTTAATTCGTTTTTAATCTCTTCTTTCATCTCTTTCTGGTTGTGACTGTCGATTACGCTAGACACTATATATGTCAATCCAGCTAAAATCAATCCGGCACCTTTCCAGATAAATGATGGTCCGATTTTAAATTTCTTTTCTTTCATCACTATACTCTCCTTTCATTATAGCCGATGTTATTTTTGCGAGAAAAGCTAAGATACCCTGTTTTCAGAATATCCTAGCGTTTAGAATTAATTACTTGCGCTTAAACGCCGAAACGATTAATCCTGTGTATACGACAGTTCCGAACGCCGCCATGAATGTTAATGCTCCGTTAAGCATGCCAAGGCCGAAAGCCTTCGCACCCGCACGGCGAGCATTTTCGTCATTAACTGCCTCCTCTAACTTCTCGTCATACCATTCATAAACCTTATCTAACATAATAAAGCTCCTTTCATAATTGTTTTCTATAATACGAATTGTAAAACTCGCGATCATCAAATAATTCGTCTATCAAAGCAAGTTTCCCAACGCTCTCTGGGTATCGGTTTCAACTTTAATCCCCACATTATTTGTCTGATAGTTACTGTTGGATATAAGTCGTCCGTACATTCACCAGCACGCTCGTCGAAAAACGTTTTGAATTTAGGGTGTAAGTACAAAATATCAGTCAACCAGGGATCTACCTCTGTCCAGTAGCTACATTTTGACTCACTATCGAATCGTTGTTGTATAACTGCCAAACCTTTATTATCTATTTTGAATAATGTACATCTGTCGTACAATGGGTGGTTACACTCGTATGTAGTTCCATATACAGACAAGAATACTTCTGGTTTTTCGTAGTGATACCGCATAGATCACCTCCGGAGAAGACTAGAAGCGATTGTTCTAACCGCTTCTGCCTCGAATTTAGTTATCCTTCTTTTCGGTTTCCGATTTGTTGTTTTTCTTTGGCATGTGCGCAGCAAGGAATGAGTTGGCGATAGTTCTGTATATCTTGTTATACATAACATATCCACCAGCTACTGCTCCTGTTGCAAATATCAAACAATTCTTCAACATTGTCGTAAACCTCCTTTCTTAACTAGTTTCCATAATATAATTTGTAATTACCGCGAAAATGAAGAGGCTATGACGTAC